GAGCTCATAATGATGTCGCCGCTAGTCCCCATGAGGATGTCGCCGCTGCTCGCCATCGTCAGGTCATTTAAGACCCTCAGGTTAAGTGCCTCTAAGCGTTTGTCGCCGTTGTCCCAAAAGAGGTCCGATGACTCAACAAAGTGCAAGACTGACCCACCGGTCCCGTCTGCCATAATCGGGTAGTAGGTATTGGTGTTGGCTCCGAGGTCGGTAACAGTCGAGCTATCAGCAACAATATCTGTCAGCCCCCCGCCTCCTCCTACAAACTCGGTGGCGTTTAACGTGCTGCCGCCTGTAATCGTTACGGATGTGCTTGAAGCAATCGGGTTGGTTCCTCCCCCACCGTAAAGCACCTCGCCACTTGCGTAGGTGTTCGCGCCTGTGCCTCCGTTCCCAACCCCGAACGTCCCGGTCGTAATCTTCGCGGCGTCGAGGCTGGGGATGTCTCCGGCGACTAGCGGTGTGTCTACATAAGTAGCGCCGTCATACCGGAGAAAATCGCCAGTAACTAGCGGTCCCGTGATTACCACATCTGTGAGATCGTTTAACTCAGAAGCGCCTCCGGCAGCGGTTGAATTAATCCTGGGGCGACCGTTTAAATCTGTATCGATCGTAACATTAGTACCAGATACAGCATAGTCCGCAAATACTGTACCTCCGGCACTAAGGGCATATTTAGAACCGGCACCAGACTCTGTAGCATCTTCCAGATAATAAGTGCGCTGTAAACCAAGTCTGCTGTTAGGCTGTGCTACAGGAGTAACTTGAACATTAAAAGAAATCCAGTCTTCTCTCATAAAGAAGTCTGTGGCGCCTGGACCTTGCAGGCGTTCTGTTCCCGGTGTCCCGTTTATGCCAGATTTGGTATAAACGTAAGATGAAGTTCCGCTGCCGTCGTCCGGATCCCAGTTGACAATAATATTAAGATCATCTACTTCATCTTTGGGGTCATAGACTAAATCAATTAACACCCCCGTCACAGCCGGTGCACTCTTAACTGTGTAAGCAAGCTCACACCAAGACACTTCTGCTGTAATTGGGTTTAGCTCGTCATCAGCACAAATCGTTGCCGTAATGCGTACTCTTAAATTATTGTGATTACCAATAGCGTCGACTTCGCTATTGGATAACGTATCATTAAACTGTGTGAAAGAAGTACCGACGTTGTTATGCGTGAAAGAAGCAATAACAGTTGATGTTTCTAAGAGCTCAACAAGAAAGTCAGCTGTTCCGGCGTTTGCTGTGCCTCTGCGCAATCTTGTCCGCAAAACCATTGTCTGTTCGGCACTGGTAGCCGGAGCGGTGCCAGGATTGCTAAGACCAATAGTAAAAGCTAAGTCGTCAGTACCGGCGCCACACTCGCTTGCCGAAACGACAGAGGTACAATAATCCGAGTCGTTGAAAGTTGATTCATCGAGGACTTGGTAAAGGGCGGAGCCAGCGCCGTTTTCTGTCCACCCGTCGGTGTTGTCCACATCTGAATCTGGACGGGTATCTCCGGCAAACGTTGCTGGACCCGCATCAACGTGCGGTACTGCTCGCAGGTAAGCATTGTCGATGCCAATTTGGGATTCAGTTGAAGGCAAATCTGTAGCTAGGTCACGCCAAGTTTTTGTACCGGCTGTTGGAACACCGCGTAAAGATGCTTTACTACGCGGTTCTTTGTTATGCGCAAAACTTAGTTGGCACCCAAACAATGCCCATGTTTGAGCCGTGTCAAAAAAGCGATCCTGGCTTGGCACTGTGTAAAGGTCGATGCCTGATTCAGCAAAGACCAATGGAAACGTGCTTAATGAAGCAACTACATCTGGATCTGCAACATCAGACACAGCGGCTGTAAGCATTTCGTTGGCCGCGGTGCTATCCCGAATAGGCGAACCGCCGTCAAGCTTAATCCAAAAAGGACGCCGCAGCCCCAAGCTCCCACCGTACTTACTGATGCTTGCGGCATTTGTAGTCGGGCCAATTAACTGTTCAGCACCGTTAGCGTCTACAAATACCAGATAGCCTACGTTACGCACTTCAGATTCATCGACAGACAACGAACTAAAGTCGTCCGTAGTGACTGTCATATCAGGCGTTACTTTGGACCTTGCCGGTTCAAAGAAAGTTAGCTCAGCGCCCCCTGTTCCTCTATATCTATAGTAGACGACCCAACCCATTGAGTTCGCCAAAGACTGCATTTGCTCCCAAATAGATTTTTGGATTCCAGGAGCATACGCATTACTGAGGACTTTTCCTGTTGCCGCCGGAAAATATGTGGTTACGCCTGTGATACCATTGTTAGTCAGAATATCACTGACGACAGTTTCAATAGACGAACCGGCAGCGTAGGTATACTCAGCTTCGGTTTTTTGAATCTGTAATTGAGCAGCAAGCCCGTTTACGTGAATACGCAACGAGCTCTTATCGTGCTTTGGCCAACTAACCTTAGCGACTATGCCTTTGAAGATTTCGTACCAACGGCTGTCGCCATCGCCGGGGCGCGGATCACCAGTAGTAACTAGGATTACATCTAGTGTTACTACCCGGCCTAACTGAATAAGCGGTGAGTAGGTAACCGTATCATCTAGCTTGTTGAACGTGCTATTTTCAACTAAAGGCGCAAGCGAGCTATCTGTACCGTCGAGGGTTAGCTCTCTGATTAGATCAACACTAAGCGAGCCAATAGGTTCGCGAGGGTCGGGCAGTTTGACGCTAAGGTTAAAATAGCGTCCTTCGAGCGAGATAGGCGTATCGTCGCCGTTTTCAATCTTTAACCGGGTGTAAACATCGAAGTCACCGCCGGTGTAAAGCGTGTCAGTAGTGGCATCTAGTCCTGTTCTCAAAACAAGGAATCCCCGCGCCTATCTACGTCGACCGAACCCCCTCGTGCCCGTCGCTCGTATGCTGCTTCTTCAATTTTCTGCAAGATTACCTCACCTGACTCGTCTTGTGTTTCAATAATCACATTACCTTGGATCACTAGACTGGCCTGATCAATAGAGCCTTGCGCTTTATTAGGATTGATTCCAGTACCGAAGTCACCGAACATTTGCTCGTAAAACGGAAGATCCATTACACGAGGGAAGTCCGTAGTAACATTAAAGATGACTTGGTTAAACTCATCTAAAGCAGTTTTGGCTCTTAAGATAGCATCTATTAATTGATCTTTATCAGCGAAAGCACCCAACAATGCAGGATCGTTAGTAAATGCGCCAGAGTCAATTAGATTAAAAATATCTCGCAGCCCCTGAAGGAAAGTCTCTCTTGCTTCAGGAGTATTTAGATTTAGGTTAGCCACACCTATCTGAGCCAGTAGATCCGGGGCTAACTGGCTTAGAACAGCATAGGCGTCTTGCAATTCCTGTTGAGGAGTTTCTTGGACATCAAACAAGGCATTATAGGCTTCTTGCCGAGCAACAACATCATCTAAGTTATTGCCAAAAGAAGTAAGAGCCTGAATAGTAAGCTTTACAGCTTCTTTTAACTGCTTCAATGCTTTTGTGATAATATCGCCGTCTTTGTCACGGATCGTAATGCCGGTGGTAGAAGCGAGTCTATCGAGCAATACCTGATCAAAAGCATTTAAACCTTGGAACGTAGAGCCCATTGTGTAATTGCGGAAAGCTTCATTTATTTTTTGAAAAACTCTACCTGCTTCCAAAAACAAATCACGTCGAGGTACACCCAAATAAGCATCCTTCAAATCTTGCAAAGCCAAAGAGTTTCTTGCAAGAATCATGTTATGCTCTTTTTGCAGCTCCGCTAATTTCTTTAGCTCTTCGTCCCTCTTTTTACTTGCCCCCAGGAAACCGGCTACCGCTCCGGACAGGCCACCGGCAAGGGCACCTAATCCCGTGCCCACTGGACCCACAACGGACCCAAGCAAGGCCCCGGTGGCCGCGCCGCCTGCTGCACCAAGCCCGGCCCCTAGTGCCCTGTTTTCTGTTAGACTTCCGAGCATACCGCCCACCAAAAACCCGCCGAGCACTGGGCCCAAGAAAGCGGCCATCTGGCTTGCAAGAGATTTAGAAGCTGTGACAGTAATGCCTTTAATGCTAACAGCTTGAACTTGATCAGTGGCCACGCCTGCAATGGCTGTGGCATCTTCCAAAGAAACACCGGCGGCAAGGCCGGGGGCCCCGCCCATCGCAGGAGCACGGCTTGGGTCGGCCAACCCTTTAGCTCTTATCATTTCTGCCAATGCTTCTGCTTCTTGATTAACATTGCCGAGCATATTTTGAAACACAGTTTCAAAAGAACCCGCTAGCTTAGCCATCAATTTACCAGACGCCATTTCGGCTATAAGCCGAATAAACATTCTTTTAATAGTGCTGAAGAAATCTGCAAACGTAGCAATGCCGTCTTTGTGCATTCGAACAAATACGTTAGCAAACTCTGTTTGCACATTGCGCATAAACGTCTTAACAATACGCGCTCGTTCTTCGAAAACTTTAGTTTGTTCTTCAAGCACTGTAGTAATTTCGAGTGCTCTTAGCTTGAGTTCTTCTTCTTGATCAATAGCCGCTATCATATCGGCTAACAGATCACCGTTTAACTCACGCCTTGCTTCAATACGCTTATTAACAGCGTCATAAGCAATCTCTAGCCGTTTTTGCTCTTCTTCACTTGCGGCTGCTAGTACAACTTCTTGTTGAGCCACTCGTACCATATCCATGATACGATTCTGAGTGGCAAACCATTTATCGTCTAGTTTTGTAGCAGTTTCGCCTAACGCACCAGTTAAGTCAGCTTGTGTGTTTAACCATTTTTCGGTTTGTTCTTCAATTTCTTTAAGAAGAAGCTTGTAAGCAGCGAAACCGGCAACCATAGCGATAACAGCAGCAGCCGCTTTGATTGCACCGCCGCTTACCATCGAAAGCAATGCTTGGGCGTCAGCTGCGGATCTAATAGCTCTTACAAGTTGGAACCAAGCCTGAATAGCTTGAACCGACGTGATAATCGCTTGCTGAATTGCAACACGTTTAGCCATTAGTGCTACAAGACTATAAGCCGAAGCCATAGCCAATAATGAAGCTTTGTAAGCAACAGAGGCGACGGTAACGGCTAGAAAACCCGCTAAAACTTTGTCGAGATTTTCTCCCAGCCATTCAAGCGCAGCAGCAAACTTTTCGGTAATTTCAAATACTTCATTAAGAATACCGATCTGCTGAACCATCTGGTTGTTCAATCTTTCGTAAGCTTGACCGACTGTAATTGGCATTTGGTCAGCCAACGCAACCAACTCTTCATTCTTTCTTAGCAAAGCGTCAATAACTGTATTGACGTCAATAAGTCCTTCGGAAGAAAGCTTATAAAGATCACCAAGTGGCACACCCATTTCGTCGGCAACAGCTCTTGCAACGACGGGCATTGCTTCCATCATGGTACGGAACTCATCGCCCTGCACACGACCGGAGCCAAGAGCCTGCGCAAACTGACGCATAGCCTGAGCCGCTTCCACACCCGTAGCACCAGACACAAGCATGGCAGCGTTCACAGACTCGACAACAGTCAATAGCTCTTCATGGCTACGACCTAGCTGATCTGCATTTAGTGCGGTACGAGTGTACAGCACGGAAGTAGCAGCGAGGGTGTTACGAGTACGGTTAGCAATTTCTACTAAGCGTCTTTGCACCACACGTTGTTGCTCAAGGCTTTGCGTTACTACTTTGACGCGAGCTCCAATAAGCGTCCAAGTATCGGCATATTCTACTAACTGACGCACACCAAAATAGCCGCCAAGAGCACCTAGCGTAGCCGTTAGGTTCTTAGTAGTGCGCTCAAACTTTTCTGTAGCCTTACCGGCATTGTGGGCAGACCCGGAAAACTGGTTAAGAGAACGAATTGCGCCTTTAGCATCAACTCTTAGACCAAGTGTAGCTAGATTAAATCCAGAAGCAATTTGCGCAGGCATTATTTGTTATCCGGCCAAACAGGTTGCACTCTAGGTAATGTAACCTCTTCAGGCTTTTCGTGCTCGACTTCCTTATCGGATACAAGCATCACACTATCCAGATAAAGCAACGCCCAGACTTCCCACGGGTGTATTTCGACATCACTTAATTGTGCCCAAGCTTGAATCACCGTGGGCGATAGCGGCAGCAAGCCGGACATCGAAGCACCACTGCGTCCGTGTAGCTGATATACCCATTCTATTAAGTAAGCATCGTTGTTATCTACTTCCGGCAGTTCTAGTTCTGATATTGCCCTCTTGTGCCCTTTCGCGGCAAGCACTCGTAAATGATCTTCTTGAGTTTTACCGTCTGCATTTTTAACGGCGAGTCGACGCTCACGTTGCAGATACTCTGCTATAGCCTCTACTCGCTCTTGGTAAAACGCTGGTGGTCATTCATTGCCTCCGTTACTTGTTCAAGCACCCAAGGCAACTGCGCGTAAAGCTCTCTGGCGTTGTGCAAAGTTAGCGGTAAAGGTGTTCCACCGTCTGTAATTCCATGCCAAGCCAAGGTGCAATAAGCCACCTTCTCAATAGAATCATCGTGCAGCTTAGCACCAGTTAGGTCGCGTACTTTGATACGACGCTTACGATGCTTGTTTTCGATTTCTCTAAAACGCTTAGAGTGAGCACCGGCAACTTCGATGCCCACAGGTTTTTCCTCTTCACCTTCTGTGTAATAAAGAAGGTTGTCATCCAGGTCCATTAGATGAACAAACGTTCCGTCATCTTCGGCGGCAGTAGCTTCTGCCTGTTTTGAAATGTCGAGCATTATTAATCCTTTTTGTGAGAGAAGTTAGAAGAGCGCCCACCAAGCCCCTCTCTAGACGGTTCCCTGATGCCTTAACCGCCCGCCCAAAAACATTTACGCTTCGGTTTGCTCTGACGCAATAACAACTTTTTCAAGAAGCTGCGCAACAAACACGGCTGCTCGTTCATCATTTCCAGGCGTTGCCGCCCAACGGGCAACACCAAGCCAGAAAACTCGCAGCATCCACTGGTTGATTGTTTCCATATTAGACAACCAACGTCGGTGTCTCGGTGCTCGTGTACAAATCGATCGCGTTATTCTGGCCAGCCGGAGCGTAGCCCATGAACTGCCGCGTTTCCACCTTAGCTGCATCTCCACCAGAGAAAGCCGCGTCGATGTCCATAATCTTAATGCGCGGACAAACAAACGCAAAAGTCAGCTTTGGTGCAGCAGTCGGAGCTTGAAGCACTACCTTAAGCTCAAACTCTGTTTCTGCGTCGAAATCATCTAGCGCAGCAAGGTCTTCCCGAATTGCCGTAATGTCACCAGAAACAGTGAGCATATTCATAAAGATGTCCGGCGATACGAAAGAACCGATTACCGGCTGTCCTGCCGCTTCCGTAGAGACAGTCAGGTTTACGCCAGTCAATGTAGTGATCGGACTGCCCGCGTATGTGATAACAGCGTCGTCCGCAATAAGCGGCACGCCAGCGGTGAGCGTTGGGCTCGTGTACCAAGGCGACTGTACCGTGGTTTTCACGTTACGATCTACACCCTGAAATCCCCACTCACAGGTTGCCATCTCACCCGGCTGAAAGCTAAAGGCTCCCGACACCAGACGGCAACCAATGAATGTTTCAGACTGATCGATGTCGGTGTCATACTGCTCAATCGTGTAAGACCGGTAAATCGGGGTGGCCGGTGTGGAAACCTTGGCCACTTGGGTACCAACACCCGCGCCACCGTTGTCGATAGTTGTTTCTTCTTGGAGCGAACCAATAGTGCCGCGCACAAGGTCTTCCAAGAAAAGATCAAATTCGCCGCCCGGGTTAACCTCGGTAGTGTAAGAACCAGTAACACTCTTACCACCGAGTCTGCCGATGTTCATCAGCTGGTCAGTACGACGCTCGTTTGATGCAATGTTAGCCCGATTAAGTTTCAATCCCGGACTATCGAGAATACGAATGCGGTCTGCACCCGCTCCCGAGGATTCTTCTGTACCGAATACCGCTTCCCGCTTACAGGCGGCAAGGACATTGGTAGCTGACTGTGATGCCATTGTTTTTGTCCTCTAAATGATATTGCGTGTCCTGCCCCATAAGGGGATAGTGACTAAAGTATATGCAAACCCATCGTCATCTCTCAAGACTTGGCTACGTTCCGGTCCTGGGTTAGAACGTACTCGCAGTATGTTGCCGTCTGCAAGAGTCATAGCGTAACGGGGTGCAAAGGTGTCCAAAATAGCGTCTGCCAGTTTGGACAATGCGTTCACGCCTGTGTTTTGCGGTGAAAAAAGACGTGTTAAGTAAACCGGTAAGTGATCCATGTCACCTAGCGTCCCAACAGAAGTCTGTCGAGATGGTCCCGGCAAATATTCTTCTTCTATATACCAACGGTCTGTTATCGGATCTACTTCGAGATTTGACCACCCCCTTAGTTCGGGGATTTCTACACTCAGCGTTCTGCCACTTCCGCTAGGCTGAGCTGCGCGTGTCCCGCGCAGAGTAATAGTTGTTGAAGTAACCGTCGATATTAAACCCGCGCTGTTATCCGTAAATCCAGCGGGCTTTACTTCCATACCAGACACAAATCCGTCCGCAACAAAGTCGCCAGCCGACCTTGTAAATCCATTTTCTGTGGCTACAAGAGTCGTAGAGCCTGTAGTAGCGGCTTGTGTAGTCAGTAATTGATTTCTGCATTTAAGAAGAACGTCGTGATGGTTGATCATTTTACGCTATCCTTTACGATAGCTAATTCTTCTTTAACCACCCAGCGCCAATTAAGCCGCGTTAATCGAACGCTATGAAATCCTCCGACTTTGGAGCGTAGAACAAAGTTTGAGCCGCCACCGGCTTCGAACTTAGGCGCATATTTTTTGTGTGTGCTAATCTCTACATCACGACTAGCCAATGTGCCTTTCTTAGTCCAAGACTTGCGCAATGCTTCTGTATCTACCGGTTGTCCCGGAGCCCCGGTAGTTGCAGAACCAAATTTAATTGAGCGTAAACAATGTTTTACAAGAGCAGAATAAAGCTTGGACTCGCGTTTTTTTGACATCTTGTCAAAATCAATTAAAGACTTGTTGAATCTTTGCGCGGTATTAAAATTGATAATGCTCATGCGACTACAACTTTTGCGCCGATACCTTGTCCGTCTGGCACATAGGGTACCACAGCGCGCACCACAAGTTCCTCATTTTCCCAGACTACACCAGCGTCTACATCCGGAAGGCTGCTAACTACGTCGGGAATAAAGAACAATGTTCTAGGGTTAGTCAATGTTAATGAAGCTAACCCTTCGTATTCAGTCATGTCTCCGGGCAGTGACACGGCGTAGCCTGTAACAGTCGACGTATTGTTCTCTGTGTATGAATCTGTTGTTTCATCATACACTTTAACGTGACTGACAAAATCTACTTGTGAGCCAACCGTTTTGATGCGTCGGTAAGCCGAGGTATAGCGCGTCAAAGCATTCACCAGTCGTAAGTCTGATTAGACTGGTAAGAGGGTATGCCTACAATGGCCGCTGCACCGCTTTCAGCCACAGGTAGCTGATCATGCCATTCGCTCAAATGCTCCTCGTACATATCCCTTAAAGCATCTCTTTGGTCCTGTTTAAATTCGGTTCGGCCAAGCACTCCAACATCAGCGTCATCTTCAGCCGGTCTAGCTAAAGCAAGCGTATATGCCGCTTTAAAAGCCAGATAATAGGCGTAAGACTTAATCGCACTGTCGGATGCGTTAACAGACTCAAAAGTGTATGCGGAGGCAAGTGCTGTCGCCTGCATCGCATACTCATTAAGACGCAGTGTTAGCGCGTCACTATTGTTTTCGTATTCACCACTAAACAGTTCAGGCTCAATCATCCCCGTAGGAGAAAGCAAGTCTAAAGCCGTCACTGCCATAATTAATCGTCACCCTTGGCAAACGGGTTATCCGTTTTTGCCGCCTTCTTTTTAGGTGCCGATTTCTTTTTCGGTTTTTCTGTCACAAAAGTAATAGAACCAGCGGCTTTTAGCCTATCGAGCTGTTTAGGGCTTAGACGGTCTTCAAGGGCAGATGCGTGCTCTTTATTGTTCGGCATATAGACCATCTCGCCGACTCTTACAGCACCGTTAATTGTAATCATTACAAACCTTCTTAGAAAGGAATAGGTGAGGGTGGGGGTTTCCCCCCACCCCCTATCCTATCAGACGCCTGCGTCGATGACATACATCTTCTGCTCGTCAGGATCAGGCATCGGGTTGATCTGAGCCTCAACGGTCAGTTCACGTCCGCCATTGGCGATATCGTGGTAAACCGTGACACCCCGAACATCCACGCTTGCCGTGGGGTCCTGAGAGCTAATGTCATACGCACGGGCAACCGGCGCGAACGCCGTGGATCCAACACTAAGGCCAGACGGCACCGCAGCAACCTTCTGCGCAGGCCAGACCTTAGAACGAGTGTAGGCAGTACCACCATCATCGAAGGTGTCGACCGTCTGCTCGTTAATGTAGAACTGGAAAGGCATTCCAAGCTCATCAGAAATACGCTGCTCAAGAACCGGCACTGTCGGCTTGAGGCCAGCCTGCGCACCCGGCATCGGGTTAGGCGCATCAGCCTGAATAGCATTACGAGTAGCAATCCTCATCATTGCACCCTCGATGGGTCCAACAGTGTCGATTGCATCTTCCATCCACGCAAGGAAATCATCGTAAGCGTTCGTGCCCACATCATCCCAAGCGGTTCCAGCGGTCTGATACCGACCGGCGTCGAAACCGTACGAAGTCGTAACCGTGCTGCCCGTTGCCGGGTTAGCCGTAGTGATGGAACCATTTGCCCACGCGCTAAACACGTCAAGCTCAAGACGACGCCAAACAGCCATCGCAAGCATCTCAGTGCGCGCAGGAATCCGAGCCGAAATAACATCACGGAAAAGATCTTGATTGCCGCGGACCTCGTTAAGGAGATCCTGCATTTCTTTCTCTTCGACCTTGAAGTAAGCTTCGATCGGAACCCACTCGAGCTCCCGGCGTTCTGGGGTTTCGAGCGGGATGTAACGTCCGCGAGTATTCCACTCTCTACGGTCTGCCGTCACACGGACGTCGAGACTCGTAAGAGACTGCAACTTAGTCGTGTCAACATCACGACGCGGCATAAAGCCGGACCAGAGCAACTGCCCCATGTCCAGCGGGTCCATGGCCTGAGCCCGGACCGTCAGCGCTGTAGGCGACAGGTCTTCCTCTGCCTCCAGCCAAGTGAAATCAGCCATTAGGTGTTCACTTCCTTTAGGTTAGGGTAATCAGGTATTGGTAATGGCAACATGGGAACCGGCAACGTCGATAGCAGCAAGCTCATCGGCGCTGAGTACACGGCCCATTGAGTCCTCCATAATGTCCCGGTTAAGGACGCAATACAGAGCAACTCCAACTTCAACATCCGGCTCAGAAGCCAGACCGGCAACGCCGGTAGCAACTTTGGTTGCTTCAACAACGCAGCCATAAGCAATCTGAGCAGGCGCCGAAATAGCAGCGCCGGTTTGCTGTAGGATAGTACCCGGTCGGATATATCCGCTAGCATCAACCTCGTCAGCACTAAGCGTCGAAATATCGACAAGCAGCTGAACCGTATGGTTGATCGGACCAATGAAAGGACTTGGATGTACAGTCCCGCCAGCGGTCGTGGTCACACTTAGAGGCATTTACTTTTCCTAGGTGTGTGTGGGTGAATGGATTAGGTTCTTGCGCCTACGCCGAGACGTTCCCGGACAGTATTTGCAACCTCTACTTGGTTGGTAGTTTGGTTTTGGCGCGAAGCTACCTCTTCGCGAATTGCATCGTACCTATTAGCCGGTTTATTACCGCCTTTCTGATCCGAACCCATTGGAATCATATGGGTCAGGCTAAGATCAGACGAGGAGTTATCCACGGTACGCAAACCGTTCAACGCTGGAAACTGTTCCCGCGCCTTATCGAAAGACACGGCCTTTTCTTCGCCAGCAAGAGTAATGTACCCCTGCGGCAATTCATTGCCGTTATCGTCTTTCTTTGTTCGCACTTCAAATTTTGCATCTTGAAGTGCTGGCAAGGCCATCAAAACATCTACAGACTCATCCACTAGGCCAACAGCTTTTGTAAAACCTGTCAAAGAGCTTCGCTTCTGCAAACCAGTGAGTTCCGCCATAGCGGACTTGCCTTGATCGAGCCGGTTTTGGAGATCCTCCAATGTGCCAAATTCCGAGAAATCCGAAAGCCTTTTATGGTCCTGCTCGGATACAATAAAAGAGCCATCGGGTGGTACTTGATCTTTAAGGTCACGAAGCTGATCTCGGTACCCGCCGTTATCCTTTACAAGATCATTCATTTTCTTGCGAATCTCGTCAGGCGTACCAATTTGCTGATACGTTACAAACTGTCGGTACTCGGCGTCGGTAATTTCCGGCATACTGCCCCCTGGACAGGTTCGGGAGTGGCCTCCACCCCCAAGTGAAAAGTGATGTTAGGCAAACATACTGAGAACAACTTAAAAAGACAACGCCTAATCTTCAATAAAACCAGTTTGCGCAATATTACCGGCGACTGCACCGATCGGTGGTTCTGGGTCATCTTTAGGCTCTAGCGAGTTTACTAGATTATCTGGGATACCCATTTCGCGCATCATATTTAGCATAGATTCGGGCGTGTAGGACTGCAAAGCACCCATGCCTTCAATAACTTTGAGCACAAACCCGGCAGACTTACGAATAAGCTCTGCCTCGGCATCTGTATCCTCTACGCCCATGCGAGACTGAACCGTGGGTAAGCTGAGAGCACCGGCTTCGTAAGCCTCGAGGTCCAAACGCACCAAATCAGGACTACGGGGGCCCGGATTGATGTGTTGCGTCACATTAATACGCACACTATCGGTGTACAGACCCGGAGTACCGGCAATTTGCTCACCAAACCGCAAAGCGGCAGTAAGCAACTCGGCCAACATATGCTCTTCAGCGATCTTACGCTTTTCCAAGTCTTTTTCGAACACTGCCCTAGCTTGCTCATAAGCAATGCCAGAGGATTCAGCATTTGAAGCACCACCAAGATGCCCTTGCCCACACATCCTGAGAATCTTTCGGCGAACAGTGTCCGCAGCCAGCGTGTATGGGCCCGGATCAACAGGGTCAGCAATAACAACGCCTGGACTCTCGTGCCCGTTGGCATCCCCGGTGTTGCCCATCCTGGGCAAGCCCACCAGTTCCGTTGTGGTTCCGGCTCCTAGTGTTCTAGCCTGCGGAATTACTTGCCATGCACGGCCTTCTTCGTCCCTCTGGATAAAGGCACCGTCTACGAGCGTGTCCCCGTCCTCGTAAGGAATACGTCGACCCTGCGGCTGAGCGTTCGTTGTGTAGCGTTCTCTAAATGCAGCAGTCTCAGCAATGCGCGTAAGCAACGAAGTAAGCAGGTTGAGCTGCCTCTGGGTACGCAGTACCGGTTCTGTAATCAAAGACCGCGTACGAAGCTCTGTCGTCAACAAATGCCCATTTAAATCAAGGGCAACACGTTTACCGGGCTTTGCCTCATTGCCGTACACTGTGCGTACGATTGTTGCCGCTTGAGATTCCGGCACCCGGTTAGGATCGAGATACATGAGCTCGGCCCGTGGGTAACGATTCTGTTGACCGTTAGGCAGATACTCAATCTCTTCATCGAGATAGATAGCCGCCATCTCCATCGTATCGGCGTCGATAACAATGCCGCAGTTTTCTGGAGCAGGAGCCATAGCATGGATATACTTCATGCCTTGCTCGACGTCACTGGCGGGAATAACGGTGATGGAACCACTTTCACCAGTAGCCAAATAGCGCCAAGGTACCCACAGTCGTAGGGCACCCCATCCAGCCCAAGCAGCAGTGCGTTGCCGCTCCTGGACGTGCTCCTGCATTTTCTGGGAGCGCCACCAATTTTTAAGGAGATCAGTAGCTTCCTCTACCAGTGTATCATCTTCACCGATTACGGTAAGCTGAATATCTGTAAAAGCGTTTTCTACATTGGATAGCACTTCACCAATAGCGTCTTCGGGAGCAAACTGTTCGCCAATCTTGCTATTCGTTGTCGGGGTGCCCGGTCCAACCCATTGAGAGCCTTCTTGAAAGTGATCTTTGTCTACGCAGTAACGCTCTGTAACTGTGTAATCCGTAGGCAAGATATCGCGCAATGCTTGGTGCGCTTGCTCATACGTCCATTCTTCAAATGGAGCTACGGCCAAGATCCGTGTAACACGACTCTGGACGGTATTTTCTCGAGCGAGACGCTGCGCAGGGGAACCATCACGCATTATAACTTACTCCTGAATAACCGCTGACTGGGCTCCTGCGAGCACGAATCTGCGGTGCAAGGGCATAACGGAGAGCGTCAATTAAATGATTATGTTTATCTTCGACCTTAGCCAATACTTCGCCGGTCAAACGATCTGTCTTGTAGCTGTACAGACGCGCCTCCTGCCGAAACTGTGTACAATCGGGATGTATGACAATGTATTCAAACTGCCGAAGGAAGGCAATGCCGTCTTCAACAGACTTAGGCCACTTGAACACTGGCCGAATATTCCTAAGTCCGTGCCGCTTAAGGTAAGAAATAGTCTCCGGCCTCGCCGAATCAGCCCTGACTTGACGGCCTCCAATGTGCCGCCCAAAGGCGTCAACCATCTCGCGGTAGGTGCGATCAATGTCTAGTCGCACTTTCCATGTTTCTTTAGAGATATACAGGATTCCTTGACTTTTGGGCAAAGGTTCAATGTAGCATTCCACACCCGCCGTAGGATCTTCTGCAAAACCGAAGTCCAGCCCGTAGAATGGACCTTCCCACCGTTTCTTCGGCGCAAAAGCCTCTACCTTCCACTTACCGTGGAGAATTTGCGCTTCGGAGCTTCGTCTGGGCTCGCCTCCCCATACGTGATCAGCTGCTTCCGGGTCCACCCGATAGAGATATTCCATCTCTTCGCGTAGAACGTCAGGGAACCACGGATTGTCCTTCCATCCGACTTTCTGCACAATCGCGTTAGGCGGATCCTCCACCACAAAACGCTGGTACGTCGGGTCGTCTTCAAGATCCGGGTTGAAAGAAATCCAAATTTCTGAGCTCGGTTTACGGATCGTTGGAATAAGAATCCGCCAGTTTTGGTCCGTGACACTTTCGGCCTCCTCGACCCAACAAATATCAATACCTTCTAAAGACTTAATACGGTTCGAATTATATCTCAAGCCTTCGAAAATAATGTTCGTGCCCGTACCCTTGTGGCTAATCTCTTTGTTAGTAATCTGCCAACCCGACAAATTAAGACGTTGGATCTGATCCTGGAAAAGCTTATGCACCGAATCAGCAATAGATTTTTGAAACTCGCGCGCACAAAGAACGCGCAACTGCCTTTGGGCCCCCATAATCAAAATGGCCTGTGCGTAGCTCCAAGACCGAGCCGCCCCTCGCCCTCCCCAGTAGACCTTGTACCGCTTAGGAGTAAAAAGGCCCCTCGCGTAGTTAGGAAGCTCTACTTTAACGTCAGCCATGATCCATTACACCTTTTTGATCAACAATTTCGTAATCGGCTTCATCGAACTCGCTAAAGTCTTCGATTTCAACATCGGAGGATAACTCGCTCGTGGGCCCAAGTTGAGCTTGTGTCCCATCCGGATTAATGAATTGCACTTGCGTTACAACGGGCCCACCGCCCGCACCTGTGACCTCCAGGCCATCTTTGTTCATGCCTAAAATCCGGGTGATCTGTTTAAGGGCATCTACAGGGTCGTGAAAATCCATTTTCATTTCCCCATTGTTATCAAAACCAAAACTCTTAATCAGATGACGGTTCTGCATAACGGCGTCTTTATCCACAGCGATAGCTCCTGTGGGGCCAACCTTTAGAATGTCCCCAAACTGGCCGCGCGCGATCTGAGTAAAACGGGCCAAAACTTCCATAGGCGTCATAGAAAACTCTTCCATACGCTTCTTGATATATTTTTGGACCTTTGGATGTCGCAGCAATTTAGAAGGGTTCGCGGACGGCTGATTTTTGTCCACAGTGTAACCTGCTTGCGCGTAGGCAGAGGGCAAGTGAAACGGTCTGCCCGATGCGGCTCCGGTTAACCATTCATCAGCGAACGCTTTATGTTTCGGATGTAGGTCATAGATCGGTTGCGCCATCGGATCGGAATCAACCATCGGATCGTCCATGTGATGCTTGAGTAAAGCAACTCGGTGCGCGTCATCTGGGTCAGGCTCCAAATGTTCTTCCTTTAGCCATGTTGGTGCGTCTTCAGGCAAAGGGTTCAAAGGTTTGGCGGGCGGCACACGGCTTGGTGCGTCGTCAGCGGGGGGACCGGGTTTAGGCATGGAGGAGAGCGTAAGAGTGAATGTCTCCGAAATATAATGGTTGATTGTATAAGGTTACAAGGTTGAGTGAAAATGAGCCAAAAACCAAAAAGTGTGCGGAGCTGACTTCCCCGTTGTAAAAAAATTTTGGGCCCAACTGGGCACCCCCCCTACCCGGTGGGGGTAGGGGGGGCCCCTGTGGCCCTACAGGGTGGGCCTGTGGTGGCCCCACCCGGTGGCCGGGCCCCCGTGGGTGGGCCAACTGTGGGGGTGTACGGCTGTGGCCCCCAGTTGCTGGGCTACCCTACGGTAGCCCACCCGGCTGCCCCATACGGTGGGGGTGGTGGCCCAACCGGCCCCGGTGGGCCCGGCCCCGGTTGTGTGGGTGTGGCCGGTGGCCCGGTTGGGCAGTTGCAAAATGGTGGTGTGGTGGTGGTGGTGCATGGTGTGGCCCCTTGTGGTGTGGGGTGGTTGGGGGGCCCCCTTGTGGGGCCCCCCGGTGGTGGTGGTGCTACCCAATTACTACACCCTTGGGCAGTTGTGCAGGGTTGGCCCCGTTGGCCAGCCATTGCCTAAACTTTTGCACCTGTGTACGGGCCGTGTAGTAGGCCACCGTGTAATTGCCGGTGTTAGGGCACTGGGGCCCCATTACTGCCAAGTGCATGGCCTTACGGGTGGGCACCGTGCCGTTGCCATTGGCCACCAAGTTGTAACACGTAACCCAGCTATGGGCCACCGGGTGGGGGTGGGTGCTTGCCCCCCTACGGTTAACCGGTGCAACGGGGGCCGGCATTTGCAGGGTGGCCGGTGCCGGTGTGGCCGGTGCCTTGCCCTTGCCCTTGCCCTTGGTGCCCTTGGTGCCCTTGGTGGTGGTGGTGGTGTTTGCCATGGTTGCTACCCTTTGTGGTGGGGCCGGGGGCCCCGTTAGTATGTGCCCTTATTATAGTGGGCACCCAATACGGCACAAGGGGCAAAAACCCCCTTTTGCGGCCCTGTTACAAACCTGTTACAAAGTGGACCCTTTTGGGGACACCCACTTTGGTCCGGGTCTTGCAGGGTGTGCCCTTTGGTCCGGGTCTTGCAGGGTGTCCCCTTTAGGCGCCATGGAGCGGCGCCGCCACAACGTCACTTTTTTGTTCCGTCACCAAAAGTAGACGCAGCCTCCGGGCGCGGCTCTTGCGCCTCCTTTAAGTGATTTTCGGGATTTTCCTCTTGATGCGGATCAAGGTGATTTTCTTGCGCAGGGCGCTTGATACGGATCAAAGTGATTTTCCCAACAGGGGCGCTTGCGCCGGAGTTAAGTGATTTTCTTCTCCGGGGCGCTTGATCCGGCGCTAAGTGATTTTCTAGCGCCCGGGCACTGCGGCAAAAAGGGGCGCCTGTACTAGCGCGCCCCTTTTGTGACTACTCGCCTGTGAGCCCTAGTTCGATGCTCATGTTGATGTCGGCCAGCAGCGCGTCAATCGCGAGTACCTGATCAGATGTAAATCCTTCCCAGGACTGGTGATCTGACTCCAGAATGTACTCAATAATGATGCGCCCGAATCGGGCCTGTTCCGCTAGGTTGTGATTACCGCCGTAGCCGCTGTGTAATTTCCGCATACGCCGGGTCAACTTGTGCCGCTGTGGAAACGCTTCGGGCAGGTCAGCAGAGCAGTTCTTCCCTACATGTCCTTCTTCGCCGCACCACCAGCAATGCGTCTTCATCCTTCCACCTCCCACCGCTGGTACCCGGCTCTGCCCGGTATCTTCTCGCCGTCCGTATCCAATCCACAGTTACAGCAGATTCCATAATCGTTTTCAAGGAGCGGAACGTGGTCTCTCGGCAACTCTTCCACGGTTCTGTACTGTACATCGCCACCAGGACTTAGGCAGGGGGCGCAATAGCGTCCGTGGCTTGGGTCGCGCGGCTCGCTCTCACGAAGTAGATCCGATAAAAGCTCTGTGTCGTGGAGCATCCGTAGGTCGATCGTGTGTGTAATTCCCGTCTTCATCCTTCCACCTCCCATGTCATATTAAACACGCTAGGGTAATACTCCATGCTGAATCCGGCCCAGTCTTCCACCCACACCTTCCCTTGGCTGCTCGGCTTGTGAGGCGCCCGGCCCCCAGTCACTTGCCATGCCTCACCCCGGAAGGTTCTGTGCACAGTGTGCTTGTTAACAGGTTCACCGTTTGCATCAGTTAAGATGTAAACCCGATTATCGTGGTTGAGGCTAGTAATGCGATCCATTGTGTGGCTCCTTTGCTGCGGTTTAAGTGCTGTACTGGCTACCGAGGACGGTGGCGAGGCCACCGAAGATGCCCTGCATGAGTTCCACTACGTGCTCCTGGTAGAGACCCTCCGGCACCTCCTGGCCCTGATCCTCCCCCGTGACCACCCGTATGGCGATCATTACCGACTCCAGATCATAACCCGGAACCGATAGCCCGCGCAGATAACTTGCTGCGGCCATGCGGGCATGCGCCTGTGCCTGCTGCTGCTGTGCGGCGGTGAGCTCTGGTGCTGCGGTTGGCTTGGACATTTTGCTTGCGGCTCCTTGTGATGGGTGGGCCAGCGGGGGCCCGTTTAGTATGCCCCTAATAATAAAGGTTTGGTTTTGGATCACACAACTGGGGCGCAAAACATTGTTACAAGGGCGCTTGAACCGGAGCTTGCGCCCGGCCATGGCCACAGGGGCGCTTGAACCGCCGCTAGCGGGGCGCTTGAACCGCTGTTAGCGCCCTTCGGGCTCCGGGGCGCTTGAACAGGAGCTAGAGCGGTCGCCGAGGGCGCTTGATGGTGATTTTAGTGATTTTCCCGCCGCAGGCGCTTGATGCGGTTCTAGATGATTTTCGGGCGTAAAGAAGCGGCCCCCCACGAGGAGGGCCGCGACTTTAGGCTCAGCCGCGCATCGACTTAGGGAGATCGTCCCCAGTGAGCTCAGTGATGGCGCGTGCCCCGCGGTTCGTGGTGCTGAACCACACCTGGAACTGGGTCCGTGCGGTGTGGTACGCGATCCCTTCCTTTTGGAGGTCAGCAACTGCGTCCT